ACAGGAAATTGAAAAAAGATAAAAACATAAACTAACTTAAATCACCCTACGTGGTAGGGGTAGAGGACGTGGAGTAGTCAACATTGGTTGATACGATGAAGCGTCAATCTATTTAACTTAAAAAAAATATAACAACGTGAAATTCACAAAGGACGAAGCCCTTGAAAAAATCAAGGCGAATTTCTCCAAGAAAGTCGAAAAAATCGACAAATGGGAGAGAACCATCAAGGAGACGGTAGATACCCTACTTGAACTTGTTGGCGAGGACAGCGAAATCGAGCTTGACACTTTTGCCGAAAAGGTTGAAAAACAGCTTATGACGCAAAAGGGGCACATCGACAAAGAGGCGTCCGCAGTCGCGTCTGACTTGCAGAACCAAATCGACGAGCTGAAAAAGCAAGTCGATAAAAAAGGCGAGAAGAAGCCGAAAAAAAAAGACAAAGGCAATGACGATGATGACGACGAGACGAACGATGAGCTGACCGAGCTCAAAAAGCGTCTGAAAAGACTTGAGGACGAGCAGAAAGAAGAGAAGACAAAGAAGACCATCAGTCGGAAGGTCGAAGAACTTGCTGCCGCAATCAAGAAAAAAGGTGTCAAGAACGACAAGTGGATTAATTCAATGCTTGCGAAGGCTAAAATCGACGAGGACACGGACATCGAAAAGGAAGCCGACAGCTACCTTGAGATGTACAACGAGTTTTTCTCAGAAATCCCCGACGACGACACGACACCGAACTCTACCACGGCTTCTAGCCATCTTGAAAAAATCAAGGCTACCATTAAGGCGGCAGGCGAGTCGCTCGCGGCAGAACGAGGAGAATCTAATTAAAAACCAAATTAAAATCTTTACATTATGCTTTACGAAAATGAAATCGGAACCTTCAGAGGTAGAGAGCTCATCCAAAAGCGCGGCAAAGTCGGCGGTTTCAGAAGCGTGTTTGTGAAATTGCAGGGCATCAAGAACGAATTGGTGTACCCCACTTTCGGCGGCACGGTGATGAACCCATTCAAGCAGCCCGCCAAGATGTTCGCTGGCGACTTCTGCTGGTACAAGACCAACGCTCAGGGCGTGCGTCCTGAAATCTATCTGCTGAAGACTTTCGAGTGCCTCAGCGCGGCTACGACCACCATCAACGTCAAGCGCGACGAGTATCGCCACAGACCTTGCGTCGGCGACATTCTCATGGTTGCCCCCGACGTGGTTGGAGGTACTGGCACTGGCGTGACCGTCACCGCCGTCAAATCGACCACCGTGACTGTAAACACCGTCGAACACAAAGTATGGGCTCTTACCGTCAGCGACAACATCGCCTCTTCTATCGAGAACGGAACTGTCCTCGTTGAAGCCGCTGAAGCTGGCTCTGGCAAGAAGATGCTCGTCGAGACCGTCAACGCAATCATCGACTGCGACTGCGACTTCTTCGACGTTCCTGTCATCGAAAGCGGAAAGAACACCGTCAAGGCTGCTGCACAGCAGGACTACGATTCCGCACGCTACTTCTACACGCCCGCATTGGCAGGCAGAATGTACATCCACAAGATGTCTCCGATGCCTAAGTGCGTGCTCGACCTCAACAAGTGCAACGTGAACGGCTGGTTCTTGATGAGCTGCGACAACAAAGCAGAAGTCGAAGCCGCCAAAGCCAACGCAGCAGCTGCGGCTAACGCTGCGGCAATCGAAGCCCTCTAAACTGTAACTAAAAAAGAAAGGAGTAAAAAATGGCAAAATTTGAAACCACTTTATACGCAAAATTGTGGGACAGCAAAGAGGGTAAGCTCATCACGCAAACCATTTTGCAAGACCCCAAGCTGATTCACGCGAATCACACCTTCTGGAGACAGAAGTTCACCGTTTCACCGAACATCATTCCCACCTCGCCCAAAGGCAGAGCCACCTTCGTTCAGGAGATGACCCAAGTCGAAAGCGGCGGCATGATGGATATGCGTGCGCCTCTCGGCGATTCCATCCCTCAAGAGAAGGGTAACGTCGCCTACTATACTGGCACGATTCCCGACTTCATCAGCAAGGGATACGTCGAGACCGCCATGGAACGCGACCAACGCGAGAAACTCTTCGCACAGTTCGACGACAGCGAACTCATCAAGGCTTACGTCACCGACTGGCTGCAACCTGCATTAGACCAAGCCAACCAAACCCTGTCTAACATGGCTGCTCAGGCTATCTCCACAGGTCAGGTGTTCTGGGGCTACGAGCACGGCATCCAAGCTCCTCTGTACAAGGCAAACATCCCGACAGAGAACTTCCTCAAGGCTGGTGCTGTTGTATGGTCTGACACCGAGCACTGCCGTATTCTCGACCAAGTGCGCGGAATGTACCGCGACATCAGAGTGCATCTCGGCATGGAAATCAAGATGCAGCTTGAAATCACCAGAAACAACTGGCTCAACAACTGGCTCAAGAACGAGCAGGTTCTTGATGTAGTTCGTTACTACAACTCTTTGAACAACCAGCTTCTGCCCGACATCATCGAGCTCGACACCGACACCGCTATGAAGGCTATTCGCCGTTACAACTTCGGTGACGACCTGCCCGAAATCGTGATTGTCGAAGAGGCTCAATACGACTCTTTCTCGAAGGCTACCGTACACGGATGGAACGACAACATTGCCGTCATGCGCCCTGTCGGTATGGCTGGTCAGGTTCAGAGAACAAACATTCTCGACGAGGAAATCTACAAGAAATACGGCAACAAGCTCATCGACCGCACGTTCGCAGGTGCTCTGAACGGTCTTGCTCTTGTGATGCACTCTGTCATCAACAACGGCAACCTGAAGGAATGGCACTCCGACCTGATGATGAGCGCGGTTCCCGCTCTTGACAAGTTCCTCTACCACTACATCATCGACACCACCCAAACCTCGAACTCCACCTTCTAAACTTCTGAAAGATGCTCGAAGAATTTGATATTTTGAAATACATCGAAGGTCTGACTGGCTTTGTGTTCGACAAGACCGTCATCGAGAGAATCGCCCGCGACAGAGGCGTGGCTGAAATGACCTCATACGACGAACTCACGCAGAGAGACAAAGACCTGCTTCTGGCGGATTTGCTCTACACCGCGTATTGCTCGCCCAATATGATGGCAAGCCACACCAACCAGCACGGCTCGTACTCGAAGACATACGGAGCGCAGACCATCAACCGCGACGAACTGTATCAGATTTTCATGGGCATCTACAGAAAGTACGGTGAAGAAGAGATTCTTGAAGGTATTCAAGGTAAAGTTGGTTGGATTGACGAAGGAAAGTTCTTTTAAGTTTTGAATTGATTGTACGATGCACATAGACAGAGACGAAATACAGGAGTACCCGTTCGATGGGGTTTTCTACACGTCTGTGATAGACAAGAGTTTGCCTCTTGAGGAGCAGGTCGAGAGTGAGGTTGTGCTGTTGGAGACCAAATGCGACATCACCGAGGCAAGCCATTCGAGGGTTGGTGAGTTCATCAAGGCGGTGTACTCCATTTTCGTCCCTTTCGACAGGGAGGCGGTGAATCCGATAGAGGTGAACCGAGGCGTGATGTTTCGCGCCAACATGTACGGTTTGCCGATAGAGGGCAAGGTAGAGGGTGTTTTCCCCTCGCAGCTCGGCGGTTTTGTCGCCTACGTGCAGGCTAACGACGTGTAGCGATATGGCTGGTTTCAACATCAAGAAGTGGGGCGACAACCTTGTGGACTACGCTCTCAAAAGGGCAAACAAGGCTATCAGCGACACAGAGCTGAAATTGCTCCAAATGATGAGAAAGACCGTAGAAGATTGCTTTAATGTTTTGCGCTCGAAAGCTGCATGGACAAACA